AGGCCGTCCTTTACGCAAGAACTACGCTGGCATTGGCTATGTTTACGACAGTGTGCGTGATGCTTTCTATGCGCCCCAACCACATCCTTCGTGGACGCTCGATGAAGAGACATGTTTCTGGAATCCACCAACACCGTATCCAGCGGATGGCAATGCATATGCATGGAACGAAGAGTCCTTGTCTTGGGTTGCCGTTTCTTAATTTATGCCAAGAAAATCCGTATCCCTAGCAGTTGGTCGCGGCGAAAAGCTGCCTGTGTCTAAAGGCGCAGGTCTGACAGCCAAAGGACGCGCCAAGTACAATCGAGCCACTGGCAGCAACCTCAAAGCTCCTGCACCTAACCCAAAGACAAAAGCTGACGCTGGACGCAAGAAGAGTTTTTGCGCTAGAATGGCTGGTGTCGTAGCCAAGGCTAAAGGCCCGGCAGAACGGGCTAGAGCAAGCATGCGGAGATGGAAGTGCTAATATGAAGAAAGGACTCTACTCCAACATCCACGCCAAGCGCGAGCGTATTGCTGCTGGCAGTAAAGAGAAGATGCGCAAACCCGGCACTAAGGGCGCCCCGACAGCGAAGGCGTTTAGACAATCCGCCAAGACAGCCAAAAAGAAGTAAGTATGGACGAGTTTGTCACCAAAGTTCTTACTCACATTTTTGATCAAGGCTTAACGGTGTCGCTCCTAGCGCTAGCGCTGTATTATCTGCACAGTAAACTAAACAAACTAGAGGTAAAGATCTCCGAGTGCGAGCAAGATAGGCTCAAACTTTGGGAACGAATTGCCCAACTCCACGACTGATTATGAAAGAATACCTCAAACAACCATCTACTTGGCTTGGACTTCTTAAGTGGGTTCTGGCCGGATTTGGAGTAAAGACTGGTCACGTTGACGCTGTAGGCGCTGCTGCGCTAACCATCATTGGCACATACGACATTATCCGTAACGAAAAACGGTGATCGACGAACGGTCAGCTAAACACATCCTAACCCTGCTCCCTGAAGTACAGGGCGCATTTACGGCTTTTTTGCTTGATGCTAAAGAGTTGGCAGCCAAAGACGGCTTGGATTACAAAGTTATCTGCGGCACCCGATCATGGGATGAACAAGCTGCTTTATACGCCAAGGGGCGCACTGCGCCGGGGCCAAAAGTAACCAATGCCAAACCGGGATCCAGCATGCACAACTTCGGACTTGCCATCGACTGTGGCGTGTTCAAGGGCAAAGTGTACATGGATGGCAGCACACCCGCTGACGCAAAGATCGCTGATTTTATGCATAAGCACGCCTCCACACTCTGCGCCAAGCACAAGCTCCGTTGGGGTGGCAACTTCAAGTCTATTTACGATGCGCCTCATTTTGAGTATGATACTCCTTATTCTCTTGCTGATCTGCGTGTTCGCCGGGCCAAGGGACAATCTTTAACTGCTTAATTTTATGCCTAAATCAATGAAATCCCTGCTGATGATCCTTGGCGGCCCTGCCGTTGACAAAGGCCGCTCCTGCCCCGAATGCGACTCTCCAATGGAATCCAATGGATGCTGCCCTGAGTGTGGGTATGGCGAGGAAGAGTACGAAGAAGAAGGCGAGGAAGAAAGCGAAGATGAAGGTCATATGGAGCGCATGGTTGAACTGCGTGACGATCTCCAGCGGGTTGTAGACAAGCTCAGTAAGCTCATTTCCTAATGGCAGAAGAACTTCAAGCTGAAGGTGACGACATGTTTATTGGCTTTGCCAGTAGGCTTGATCCTGCCAACTTGAAGCCCGGCATGCTACAGGCCAGCTTTAACGCTCGCTTGCAGCGTGGGATTGCCCAGCCTCGTAAAGGCACCAAGCGCCTTACCGACAATGAACTTGCGTCTCTGACAATGGTTGGGTCTGGTCTGTATGTTGATGACGAGGGGCGTGACAATATCGTGTTGGTCTTTACCAACAAGATGTACCTGTACAGGCCAGCTCAAGGGGCAGATCCTGAGTTTTTAAGTGATGCGTATCCATTTCCTTTCCCCAGAACAATTGCAGTAGGTGGTATCTGTGATGTCGTTACAGCACTCAATAAGATCTATATCTTTCGAGGTAAGTACGATAAGACGACATTCGCAGCCAGTGCGTCAAACCCAAGTATTCCTGCTGGAGGCGAAGGGACGATCACAATCACCACTGTTGGCAATCATGGGTATTCCACTAGCGACGAAGTTACTATCGGGCGCACAGTTGGCAGTGATGGTCCGGGGCAGGCGGTTACTAACAGCTATGTCATTACAGTGACTGGCCCAACCACGTTTACGTTTCAATACACCAACTACACAGGCTCAACTTACGCAGCTCGACCCAACGAATCAGGATGGACAGCTCGACGCGGCAAACCGCCGCTAATATGGGATGGGCAGGAAACGCTTTTATCTGCGCCGCAAAAGTTCATGGTGGATGGAACTACGGTGACAGGAATTACAGAGTCTGTGCCTTGCGCTGACTTTGGGCTGTACTTCCAGAATAGGCTTGTCCTTAAGTATGGTGATTACCAAGTGTTGGTGAGTGACATCCTAAGCGAGCAGTGCGACACAACGCTCAATAACTTTATCATCAATACTGGCGGGAACGACTCGATTGTGGGGGTGTTGCCGTGGGTGCAGGACCAGTTCTTGGTCTTTATGACTAAGAGTGTTTACGTTGTCTACGTTGATACCAACAACTTTGACATTGGCTCTCCGCCTGGAGCGCAGAGCAGCACAACTGTGGTAACAACTGAGATTGGCTGTCTGGCTAGACGTTCAATTGTGGCTGCTGGTCAGTTTGTCTTTTTCTTGTCTGCCAACGGCGTACACATGCTGACACCTCAGCTTGACCTGAAGCTGCTAGGCAACACGCTGCCGCTCAGTGAGCCAATTGCAGACTTCTTTGACACTGTAAACTACAACGCCGTTCAAAACTCGGTTGCGACCTACTTTAACAACCGCTTCTACATTGCCATGCCTACTGGCACGGCGACGAGGAACGATAAGATCCTAGTCTACAACACGCTTAACCAAGCGTGGGAGTCAATTGACTATTATCCGACTGGGTTGTTCTCAGATAACTTTATCCTGTCTGCGTATATCAATCAACGAAGGTTAATGATTATCACTAACTTTGCTGGAGGAGACCAGTATGGTGGAGTATTTTTGAGCGAGGAGCAAATCGAAGGTGATGAGTTTAATACATCTGTCGTAACTCCAGTACTCCCATTTAACTTGTTTCCAGCATCTCTTCAGCCAAATGGCGAGCCAGTTAAGACTGAATCCACAATTGCTACTACTCAAAACTTCATTCACATTCCAGCCTCGATAAAGACTAGGGAGTATGCGTTTGGTGGAACTTCTGAAAAACGGTTTAGCCGAGGGGAGTTTACTTTCAACAACGTACAGAACGATTTTGTGCGGATCGACACGACCACTTACGACCCAGATGCCACCGAGACGGTGCTGGAGTACAGCTTTAGCGGCAATTCAGATGGCACGCTTCGCCCCCGCATTGCAGCCCGAGGAACGTCGATTGCTTGCACTGTAAATTTCGTTGTTGGAAGACCATCCTTGAAAAGTGCGGCTGTTTATGCTATAGCCGCTAATAGACCAATGATCTCGCAAGAATAACCTTATGCCAGCCCAACAAATCCAAAAAGGAACAACTTACGCGGATTTTCCAGCAGCGAACTCGCAGGTTACTGCCAATAACCTCAACGACCACGTTGATGACGCTGTTTTGTTGCCGGGTGCCATTTCAGCTCAAAACTTATCCACTCCACAAGCGGGCGATTTTGTCATCGCTGAACGCGAAGGATCGCTTTTTAAATATACACTGCAAAGTATAAGAACGTTGTTTTCTAGTTTGTTTGTGCAGCTTACAGGCGGAACAATGACTGGGCCGCTTATTCTGAATAACAGCACACCAGCAACATCCGCTACAGCAGCGAGCAAGGGGTATGTTGATTCTAAGGTTGCGTCGATTGTGGGTGTTCCAACGGGCACAATTATAATGTGGGGCAGTTTTAATTTCCCAGATGGGTGGTTAGTTTGTGATGGGCGATCAACGGCTGGGTTCCCGGCTCTTGCTGCCTACTACGGATCAAATGTGCCAGATTTACGAGGCGAGTTTGTGCGCGGGTTAGACCAAGGCAGAGGCGTTGATCCGGGGCGGGGAATCTTGTCTTTTCAAGCCCAAGACATCCAGCCGCACTCGCACCTTTACGGAGGCTTACAGCCACAGGGGTATGCGGGTGGCAATCAAATTTTAGCCACTGGCGGCACCGTTGCAAATACTAGCCTCACTGGAAACACTGAAACTCGTCCGCGCAACATTGCGCTTTTATTCCTTATTAAAGCATGACCGTTGCTGAATGGGAACAACTTGTCGATACACTATATGAGCAATGCCGAAACCATCTTCAACTTCTTGGACAAGTCTCCCGAGATGACGTTGACGGATATCTCAGCTTTTATGGTGTCCACGACAGTATTTATGTGGCTCGCCGCGACGGCATCATCACAGGCATCTCGACTACACATCCGGGCGTTAGCGACTTTAATTGGAAGTGGCGCAAGCAGGATGGCCTGTGGACGATCCACATGGCATGGGCAAGTGAGCCTGAAGCGGTTGCTCAAATGTTTAACCAGTTCTTTGAACGCAAATCACCAATCACGCAAGTGTGGGCATGGAGACATGATCACGCCGTTCCAATAACCCCAAGGAAACTAGAAAGACTTTTATATGGGCGGAGGTAAAACTCAAGTTGTACAGCAGCCAGCAGCTCCAAATTATCAGGAGTCCATGCGGTCTATTTTGCAGGCGCAGATTGATCTTGCCCCTCAGGTTTACGCTCAAGAGGCGGCACTGCAACCTCAATACCAAACGCTTCAGGATCAGGTTGCCAAGCAAGCTGCCCAAAGCCAGATCGGCATGTATCAACAGCTTCAGCCTGCGTATTCGCAGCTAGAAGAGGATTACATGAAGAGCCAGCAGGCAGCGCAGTTGCGCGGCTTGCAGGGGCGCGGCGGTGAATATGTTCAAGCGTTTCAGGATGTGCAGGGTGTTGGCGGGATCAACCGCGCACTACAGCAGTACGCCCAGCAAAAACTCGGCGGCTTACAGGCCAATGGAACAAATCTTTCGCCAGAAGAGCAGCGTTCAATCGAGCAACAGACCCGTGCAGGCTATGCCGCTCGGGGAACAGCCCTCGGTTCACAGTCCAACCTTGCAGAGGTACTGAACCGCTACAATGCGCGTCAGGCCCGGGAACAGCAGCTTTTGGCCCTTGGCACAGGCTTGGGTGGCTACTTTGCACAACAATCGGCTCCTGCGCTTAAATCGTTCTATCAGCAACCTATGTACGCAGACGCCTTTGGCGGTCAAGCTGCGCAGAACGCGATGCTGGGTCAACAGCAGGCTGGCCCGCAATACTTCAATCCCGAGTCACAGACTGGCATGGGAAGCATTTACGGTGCGTACAATGCGCAGATGCAGTACGCCGCTGGCATAGCTCAGGCCAACGCAGCTAAGAGTGCTGGCAAGAATGCAATGTTTGGATCGCTTGGCGGCGCAGTTATTGGTGCGGGTGGCATGCTTGGTGGCGCAGCAATTTTATAATGAATATAAACCCTGCAATAGACATGATTAAAAAGGCTCTTAAACGAGCCAAGCGGCCTGCTGTGCTTTGGAGCGGTGGCAAGGACTCCACCGTACTGTTGGATCTTGCATTAAAGATCATGCCTGAGATTGAGGTTATTCACTTCAAACTGCCTTTTTTGTCACACAAGTACAAGCATCACCATGAGGTGCAGGAAGAACTTAAGCTGACCGTTCACGACTGGGTTCCAGCATCAATCTCTTTAATACACGGGAAAAGTCGCATCGACGTTTGTGAGACTTACTCAGTAGGAACAGGCCAGCTTAAAGTCATGCGCGGCACAGAAGCCTTAGACTTAACCAAGCCTTGGGTATGTGGCAAAGAATGGCTTAACAGGCCAAAAGCAAATGTTGTGAACAATTTTGATGTGCTGCTTTGTGGCCACAAAAGCAGTGATGAAGATCCGCTTACTGGCGCTGTGCCATTGATGCTGGATATGAAACTACTAGAGATGGGCACAGAGATGTGGTTCCCGCTTCGTGAGTGGACTGACGAGGACATCTCGCTGTATATTACCTCAAACAACGTCAAGTACAACCAGAACAGGTATGACTCGGATGTTGTGTCCCGCCCGGACAAGCACATGAACAGTGACTATGTTCATGCCTGTTTTCGTTGCATTGACCGCAGGGAATCTGCATTTGTGCATTGCCCAAAGCTAAAGATCGACGTAGAGAACTTGCATGAGCATGTCCTCCACGAAGAACCACGATTTGACTACTGCAACATGCGAACTGGACTGCCA